AAGAATACAGAGATGCAAAGTATTCTACACCAGATTGTGCAGGATTTGGTCTTTGCAAAAGAGATATTAATTCGTGGTTTTCTAGTTTCTCATCATCTGAGTAGACACAAAGGTCTACTGCTGATGCACTGTTCGCTATGAGTTGTATACATCTGTGTACGATTGCATTTTCTTGGTAGCCATCTTTGGCATAATCTTTGTATCTTCTACTTGACCTAGTGGAATATGCACTAAGTTTATTTATCATTACTTTTGGTGATTCTTTTTTCTCTATTTTCTTTTCTTCTGTTTTAAAAAATTTATCTAATATACCCATGTTAACTTATCCTAAATACTGCTCTTCCAGAGTTCTGTAGTGAAGTAATTGCCCAAACCAAAGCATCTACTCTGTCATCATGTGTCTTGCTATTGTTTCCAGTAAACTGACACATCTGCTCTTCTAAGTCTTTTAAATTCAATCCTACATGATGCACTCTACTTTGTTCATACAATGCACATATTGGTTCTGCTCTAACCGACTTACCTCTGGTTGCTCTTACACTTTGGTAAGGTACTGTTGCATCTTGAGTTCTCAATAGTCTCTCAATCAAGTCTCCACCATTATTCACTTCTGCTACTATTCTATCTGCATCATAACTTTTATACAACTCTAATGCTTTCTTTATCCATACATCTGGTGATGCAGTGCAACTTGAATCGTTAAGAACATAAAAATTATTATTGCTATCTCTACCTGCAACTATGATACCAGTTTCGTCAGATGATTCTTTACTGGTGACTGCAGGGTCTATCGCTACAACTATTCTGTCTAAGTCTGGTACATGTTCCACTCGGTTGTTATCAATCATTGCATAGTTAAACATTGCACCCTCAACATCCTCTAAGATTTCACCATAGAGTTCTTGTCTGCCAAGAGTTGAACCCTCATATCTTGTTCTAAACATGTCAATAGATGACTGTGCCAAGTTATCCATGTTCTCAAATGTAGAGCCTCTGATTACTTGCACATCCTCTCGTTTAACTAAATCTTTGATTAATGCTATAGGTCTTGGTGTTGTAGTAATGATGCACTTTGGATTATTACCAAGTCTTAGTGCCATGATTAAGTTATCGAATGCCTCTTTGTAATTCCATGATGCTAACTCATCACACCATGCTCTGCTGATGTTGATACCTCTAAGTCTGTCAAATGATTCTGCAGGGATGCCAATAATCGTAGAGCCATTATAAAATTCTATTGTGCCATCTGTTTTGTTATAGCCTTTGTTTCCATAAAGTTCTGGTGGGATTAACTTAACCAGACCAGAGTCTCCAGAGAATACAACTCTTTTTAAATCACCATAGGTAGGTGCTACAACTGCAGTGGTGACTCCATCATTAACTAGACAGTATTGAATCAAGTCCATTGCACCAGTCAAAGTTTTACCCCATCCACGACCAGATAGAAAAAGATGTATGTTATATCGACTGTCCTCTCTGACTACCTGCTTGGGTCTTGCTTTATCGTACCATTCAAACAGTAGATTCGTTGCTATCTTTTGCTGATAGTTTAGACTCTCGAATGTCGTTGATAAGTTTTCTGAACTTCTCATTTTGCTCTGTTGTGTTATTAACTTCTAAGACATCTGTCTCTTTCCACTTCGCCTGTGTCTTTAACCAGAATATCATAGCAGTCAGTGCATTCTTATCAGTGCCAGATGCAATCCTAAATAGATTCTCTGCTATTTGACTTGTAGCCTCTGCCTTACCTTTGCTGAGTTCCTCTTCATAGTATTTGTAAAGAGTTGGTTTGGATATATCTAGGATAGTGCAAATCTGTTCGTGGGTTATTCCAAGTCCAGATAGTTTGTGTACCATCCTAGATTTTTCTTCTGATTTATTTACTATCTTAGGCATCATTACCTTTTTATACAGTAAAAATAAAAATAAATCTAGCTACTAGCCAATATAAAAATCATATTGACTAGTATTATAAATAATATTGGGTTGATATAGTTTAGCATAGTTTTTCCTCTCAAATGTCTATGTTAGGTTTTGCACCATTAGCTAGTGCATCATTGATGTATCTCAATCTCTTCTGTGGGTCATCACCCATTAGAATCGTTGTCAACATGCTGCCCAAGTTTCTTTTCCTGTAATCATCAACAGTTAACCATCTACTGTCATAGAGTCTGCCTTTGATTACAAATGGCATTGTTTTGTATTTGGTAGATATTTTCAAGACACCCTCTTTCAAAAGATTATTGAGTTGTCTGATTACTGCAGTTGGTTTTATATCTTTCAATGCGACTTTGAGATATTTAATCAGTGGTCGTTTTTTAAGATACATAGCAGTACCATCCTCTCTCTTTTCCATTAGGTCATCTTCTTTCATGACCAACAAGATTCTATCTTGAATATCTTTTGCAGATAATACTTCGTCTTTGAAATAAGACTCTAAATATTTTCTGCTATCCATATTTTGTTTCATATTGTTTTCTCCTCTAAAAGTTTTTGATTTATTCAGTGACACCACCAAGTCTACAATTTGAATTAAAGTGTAGATGTAGTGTGCCATCATCAATGTAGTATCTATCAAGCACACCTCTACGTTTTAAGTATGACAAAAATCCAAAAGGAAGTTTGTATTTCCTTCTAAATCTATCCTCTACATGATAATCTTGCTCATCAGGATATGAGTCAAATGGTCTATCGCCAAATGATTCTAAACACCAATGACCCTCTTGCTCTGGACAAGTGTAATCTTCTCCTTTAAGCTCAATTTTAGCCAATATTCTTTCCATGTAATCTTTGTTGTGTTTAATTTCTTTATCTATCTCATCCATTCTTCTTAGATATCTTTTTCTTGCAGTTTTATTCATTGTTTTTCACCTATATATTAGTTTATATACAATAAGTATATAATCATGTGAGACCAGAATCAAGCACTAAATTATCCTTATAAATCAATAGTTTGCCTATTCAAATCTTCAAAACATCTGGTAGATGGATTCCAAAGTAGCTGAAATTCACCTAAATTACCCATGACATCTATCTCTCTAACCTTTGCTACTCTAAACTCAGTAAATCCTTTTTCAGCATCTCTGTTAACTACAATCGCAGTATCGGTCTTGTTAAACCAGTGACTTGAACCACTAACATCATAGATTGAAGTGACAACATATCTACCATCTGGTTGTCTGATTTGTTTATTAGGATGTGCAACAATAAAAGTTATAGTGTGTGTTTCTCTGTTGAATTTTTTAATCTTACTAATCAGTAAACTTATATGTTCATCCTCTCTCAAATTATTTCTGGTCGGATTGATTTCGTTGTAAGGGTCAATAACTAATCCATCTATCTTAAAATGTTCTACACATTGATAGGCTCTCTCTAATATCCAATCAACATCTGGAGAGTCATCTTTCTTATCTATAAAGAAAAAATGTTCTGCAATAAACTCAAGTGCATTGTCTAACTCTTTTGCATTAAGTCTTTTTTCAAACATGATATCAAAAGGTTTTCTAACATACTTCTCAACTAATCTTTTTACATTAACTGCTAAAGAATGTTCTGGTGAGAACACTGCATATTTAAAATCGTGTTCTCTTGCATTGTTCATTGTGATATCAAAACAGAAACTACTCTTTCCAGAGTTTGGTGTACCAGTAATTAAATTGAAACTTGGTTTGACCAATTTAAAATATGGTTTCATTGCATCAAAACCACAGTCGTATTGTTTATGTGATTTACCTGTATATAAATCAAGCACAGATTTTCTTAAATCGCCTATCGTATAGACTCCATCAATTTTTTTCATAGTTTTATCCCATTATAAAGTTTTTATTCTTAGTTCTCTTTTTTATCTCGTATTTATTTATATTAGTATTGTCTGCATCTCTTGCACTACTGATTGCAGTATTCTGCACTACTGCAGGATTTGCACTACCCAAAATGTATACATTCAAATTGAATATTTTTCTCTTGTGTTTTCCAATCTTGATGAATCCTTTTCTTTGGAGTTCTTTGATGTGTGTGCTGACTGTTCTAACAGAGCAATGACATATCTTAGCGATATGTTCAATGCTTGGATAACAAGTGTGTTTATCATCAGCATAATTACATAACATCAACAGGATTAACTTACTAACTGAATTGCCAGTGTTCTGTTTCACCCCCCATGCGATAGATTCAAATGACATTACTTCATTCCATAAAAATCGTTAGGTGTCACTTTGTTCTCGGTCATCTCATAGATTAACTTCATGTGTAAAGTTCTCGGTACTCTCTGACCATACTTATAACTTTGTATGGTGGGTAGAGGTAAACCGATTGCATCTGCAAACTGTCTTGCAGATAACTTTTCTTTTCTTAGATACTCTTTTAGTTGCATATTTCCTCTCCATTGTTTTATTGGATATTACATTAATTTACGATTTGTAGCAAATACTTGTTGCATCATTATACATTTAATGTAAAATCCTACTAAATAAACTAAATTAGGAGAAAACTAATGAAAAGAAAAATTACAAGACAGATAGAAATAGAATATGAAGTCGATATAGATATTTGTGATGCAAAACTTAAATCTATGGCTAGTGATACTCAATGGGTCAAGGGTCAAATAAATAATTATTTTGAGACTAGTGTTACAATGAAAATGCCATCCATTACTGAGTATTGCGATAAAATATCTTATGTAGAACCACAAGACTTTCACCGAGATAAAAACTTACATGTTCATACATCTATCAATGCAAAAGTTGTGAGAGACATAACAGTTGCAAATGAAGAAGTAGAAGAACCGAACTTAACAATGGAGAAAACTAATGTTCAATAAAAAAGAAAAAAGTCCTGCAGAAAAACATCTGATGGAGATGGCAGGTAGAGATAAGGAACATCTCACTCAATTACTTGCAGTGAGAAGAATCTTATCTGAACAACAATTCAAAATGACTGGTAAAGGTGCATTCAAAAATTCGTATCTACCATTACCAGAAATCATCAAAGTTGTAGAGCCTGTGTTATACAAGCATGGTTTCGTGACGATATTTGATGATATAAGTAATAGTGATGACTTGCAGAAAGGTCAGTGTAGATTTGTTTTAAGATTGATTTACACCTTAACTAATGTAGAAATCACTAACACCATCAACATGCAACTTGAGAAAGCGACACCACAAGGCAAGAGAAGTGCATACACTTATGCAATGAGAAGTCTCTATGAAAGTGTTTTTGCTTTACCTAAAGAAGATGATGATGCTACTGCAACTATGAATGTTGATGAATTGCAATCAGCAATAGACACTTTGACTTTCAAAAGAGATAAACTTTTGAAAAACCAAAATGGCAGGACAGTGAGTCCAGATAAACCAAAAGTAAAAGAAAATATTTTATAGGAGAGTAAATATGACAGAAGATAATAAACAAGCATTTGTAGATGATTTAAAATCAGCTATAAATGGATTAGATAACAACGACCTTGATTCGTTCAAAGGTACATTCAATGACCCAGAGTCAACTGATAAACTGGTAAAAGTCGGTAAGATTGATGATGGTTCTCACTATGGTCGTATGACCTGTGTCTTGAATCGCACTAGCAGATACAATGGTAAAGATTACTATGGAGTATTCGTTCATGTAGGATTTATCTCACCTGCTAAAGATGATGCCAACTATGATTTGAATGGTTCTTTTAATCTCAATGGTGTTGACTACAACATGTATGGATATAAAAAGACTGGTGAATCAGCAAGTGGTCAATATGAATTTGTAAGTTTACAATTTCATAAGAAAGAGGAAAAACAAGAAGAGCAAACTAATGAGAAGAATGATGGCATACCTTTTTAGGTAAACCATACTGTGGCACATAGAGTGCTTTCTCCTAAAAGGTGGGTAGTTAGTTTAATATATGACTACCCACTAAAACTAAGAGGTATGAATAATGGATAGAACAAAAGGTATTGGTGGGTCAGATGCCAATAAAATAATATCTGGCGACTGGCATGAATTATGGTTGATTAAAACCAAAAGGAAAGAATCAGACGACCTATCAGATGTAGTACCAGTGCAAATTGGTATTGCTACAGAAAGTTTAAACATAGACTTTTTGGAAAGAGCATCTAACAAAAAAGTGACTAGAGAAGTAGAACTAGAACAAAAAGGTTTTATGATGAGTCATTTAGATGGATTAATTAAAGAAGATAACATTGTCGTTGAATGTAAACATACAAATCAAAACAACACTATTGAAAATGTAGCAAGTTATTATTATCCACAACTGCAACATTACATGATGCATAGTGGTGCTAATGAAGTTTATCTATCGGTGTTTTTTGGTAATGTTAAATATGAATATGTATCTATTGAATCTGATTATACTTTCCAGAATGACTTATACAAGGCAGAGGAAAAGTTTTGGTCTTATGTACAATCTGATACTGAACCTACTGAGTTTAAAGAACTTAAAGACAAGATACCAACTAACATTAAACTTGATGGTATGACCACGATTGATATGACCAAAAATCTAAGATGGGATGAGATAACAAAAGTTATCAAAGAAACCAAACCATTTGTAGAGAAAAACAAAAGTGCAATCACCGACCTAAAATCATTAGTACCAGATGATTGTAGAAAAGCCTTTGGCAGTGGTTTTAGTATTTCCAGAAGTAAACAAAATAAATTAATATGCAGGGAGATAACAACTAATGAGTAGTTTCTCACCAATGAAATCATCTTACTTCATAAGAAATTGTCAACCAGATATGGATGCAACACCTCAGTATGGAGTTGCTAAAAGAAAAATTGATGATGTGACAAGAAAAGATTTCATAGATGAAATAAAAGAAATTAGAGAGCCAATTAATGCAAATGTCAAATCTGGTCAAGATGGTATTAGAAAAGTATCTGCTTGGAGAATACCAACCAAGTCTTACATTGGTGACCACATTAATTTTGCAGTTTGCGACTTAAATGAGATATTTAATTACAGAGTTTCTGCTATTCAAGACATACAATATCTAAGATATAATGTTGGTGATTTTTATGACTGGCATTCAGACATTGATTCTGGTGCAGGTAGTATGAGAAAAATCAGCATCAGTTATGTATTGAACTCAGAATTTACAGGTGGTGAGTTAGAAATCCAACATGATGGAGAGAAAGTTCTACTCGCTGATAAATCAAATACATTAATTGCATTCACAAGTTTTCTGCATCACAGAGTGAGACCAGTTAAAACTGGTATTAGAGAATGTATCGTGGCATGGATTAATGGAGAATCTTGGAGATAAAACATGACAGATAAAAAAATGACACTACAAGAAGTTTTGGGTCGACTTACAGAAGTTAAATTGAAACTTAAAAAGATGTCTAATAAAAAATCAGAGCAGTTTAACAATTTATTACATAGTGAAGAATGGAATGAAGATACTGTGAATGAATTAATAATTGTAGCATCAGACATCAACAAACATAATCTCGACACTAAATTTTTTGAACAATTATGTAATCAAATAAAATACAAGGAGTCGGTAAATGATAACAATAAATAAATTGATAGAACTTTTAAAAAATAGAATTGAGAGATATAAAAATGGAGACCCTACCATACCAAAAAAGGCACATGAATCAGACATAACTGCTTTGAATCATTTTACTAATTTACTAAAGGATAAAGAAGATGGTAGATAATATTAATAGTCCAAGTCATTACACATCTGGTAATATTGAATGTATAGATGCTATGCAGTCATGTTTGTCTAAAGAAGAATTTAAAGGTTTTCTTCGTGGAAATATTTTTAAATATATCTGGAGAAGTCCTTTAAAGAATGGGATTGAAGACTTGAAAAAGGCTCAATTCTATTTAACTAAACTAATAGAGGTACAAAACAATGAGTAGTAAAAAAATAAATAAAACAAATGAAGTTATTAAACATCTGAGAAAGTATGGGTCGATTACTTCATTACAAGCATTTAATAAATGGAATGCCACAAGACTTTCTGCAATCATTTTTAATCTTAGGCATAAGAAAGGATTTGATATAGATAGTAAAGAAAAGGTAACTAAGTTTGGTGTACCATTTTCTAAATACATATTAAGAGGTGAACCAGATGCTAGATAAGATAAAAGACTTATGTGATGAAATACCAGAAATATGGAGAGCAGTAATATTTGTTAGTGCAATTTCTATATTCTGGAGTATAATAATATAATTCATATTTATTTTCACCCCTCATGACCCAGT